GAATATGTATCGTTCGAACCCGTTGAAACATTACTATATGATATATTTGCACCTGGGTCAACATCTCCATAAGCAAAAATATCTACAGCTCCAATATTAAACGAAGCTGATAAACCATCAAATCCCACCACAATATCTGGTATGGTTACAGATCCAATATTAAATGAAGCTGATATTCCAGTTAAGCCTAATGACATATCATTAGGATCTATTGAACCAACACTAGCTGTTAATGTTTGAGCTGTTGGTTGAATTAATGCGTCACCTTCTTGTGCTACAAATCCTTGAGATAATGTTAAATCTAATCCAGATAAAATTGCTGCATCGTTTGGTGCAACTGCTGTTCCTAAAGTAGATGTAATAGATAAACCAACTAAGTCTGCTTGATTATCAGAAAATGCTATTGCAGTCCCTTGACTTGCAGTAAATGATATTCCAGATAATATAGCAGTTGCGTTTGGTAATGTAACTGTTCCTTGACTTAAAGTTAAATCTAGACCAGTTAAACCTACAACTTGATCAGCAACAACAGGAACACCTAATGCAAAAGATGCAGAGATACCAGTTAATTCAAAATTTGCATCACCTTCAATGGATTCAAAAGAACCCACACTAGGTGTAGCTGATACTCCAGTTGGTTCTACAAGTGCGGAACCTTCAATTGATTCAAATGAACCAACAGATGCAGAAAAAGATACTCCAGTTAATTCAAACTCTGTGCCTAAACCAATATTAACAGCAAACTCTCCCCAAGCACCACGGCCATAAGCGTTGTTGCCCCAACCCTCTATACCTAAATCTGTTTCTATTTGAAAACCTGTAACACTAATTGTTACATCATTAAGATCATTCCAAGAACCATGATTCCAAGTTTGAGCCCCCCAACCTGCACCTAAAACAGTTGATCCACCCCATTGTGATTGGTCCCAGGTTAACCGGCCCCATCCTGAAGATACCGACATGGTCGGCCTCCTATGCTAGTCTGATGATTGCTGCTGTAGCGTTGTTTGCAGGAAACTCTATTTTAAAAGTTCCATTACTCGCTGTTTTATCACCACCGAATGCAATTGCACAAACAGCATCGGTTGTGCCTGAGCCACCATCTGTTGTTGTGTTATAAATTAATGCACCGTTTGCAGTGAAAGAAGCTGAAGTATATGTTACATCACTAAAATCTGTGAATGCAGTTGTGCTTGTTAGACCAACTCCACTATTAGTTAGCGTTGCACCACCCGCAGTATATGCAGTTCCTGATGTATTTGTAATTTCTTCTGATGTTGAATAATCTGTTGTAGAAGCGCCTAAAGTTGCATCACTATCAAACAATGCAATTTTAAAAGTGTGACCACCTGAAGATTCAAAACTGTGTTTACCTTGTAAAAGTTCTTGTTTAAAACTTGAACATATTGCCGATGTTATTGCCATAATTTATTCTCCTACGGGTTTGCTGAATTTATTGGAATTCGAACAGCACCATCAGTATAGTCATCTCTTCGTCTTCGACCAACTTGCTCATTAGCAAACTTCTGTACCTCTTGTTTATATTTATTTTCATACAAAGTCAACATGTCTATCGGGCCTTTTAGATACCCATACGCCTCTGATAAACAACAATATAAAAGCCCATTTGGAAAATTAAGACTAAGATAATTAGAGTCATCATTTTCTAAAAGATTAGGCATTTTATTAAAATGCACTCTAAATCTATATGTAGTATTTGGTGTAGGAGCTACAAATATTCTACCTGATGTAGTATCTGTATCACCAGTTGCACCACCAAACATAGCATAATATTTAGGTTGACCTTGGGCTGCAGAAGTTCCTGTTATATCTTGATATTCTTGAAGATAGGTAACATCCTTCTTTTCTAACCATCTATTAGCTCCTGTAATAGCTGATCCATTTGTATCATAAACTTGTATACCTCTAATAAACAAACATCCTGCTGGTGCATTTATAGATTCTTGTCCAGCAACAAAATTACCTAATTGTTGTTTTCTATCTGCATCGATAGGCACATCTCTAAAAATTCTATATTGTGCGTTTAAAATTATATTTTCTAAAACAGCATCTGTTAAAACATTTGAGTCTGTTTCAGTATAACTTTTTATTTGTGTTTTTAATCCTGATGCGGTTAATCCTGGCATTATCCTGAAACCTTTCTACACTCTTCACAATTATTTCTAAATCTTCTGTGACCTTTACAAGGTTGTGGATCATATAACATCATATGAGGTTCTTGTTTTTCGGGTGTAAATTTATTTTTTATCCAATTCCAAATTTTACTTATCATGAGCTTACCGTTACGGGTCCTGCTGATGCAGATCCGCCTCCTCCTGATTCACTTATACTAGATGTTGTACTAGTTGCAAAGGTATAATTATTATCGTCTACCTTAGTTATTGTATATCCACTTGAACTATTTATTGTTGCTGCTGCAACTCCACCAACATTTAATGCATCTCTAAATCTAACAGTATCTGAAGTTGATCTACCATGATCCGGTTCATTTACAGATATCGTAGTTGATCCAGAAGTTGTTGTAAAAGCATTTAAAGGTAAAATATTAGGTACAGCAGTTTCTGTTCTGTCGGGTCTGACATTACGCAAAGATATAGAATCACCATTCATAGGTTTTGGTTCTAATTGTGGTTGCTTTGGTTCAAATTCAGATACGTGTACAAACGAACCATTCCACTCTCTAACCATTTCTTTATATGGAAACTCCATACCTGATCTATCTGATATCGCTTTTGCGTATTTTCCTGTTGCGTATTTTGCCATTATGCTCCTGGGTAATATGCTTTTGGTGTTATGTATGTGCTAGAAGCTGAACCATCTTCTGCTAAAGCTCTAGCTAACTCATCTTCATAATATAACTTCATAGCTTGTGTCATCTGTGGCTGATATTTTTGTGATAAATAAAAAGCTAAACCTGCTGTCATACAAGGTACAAATCTAAATGGAACATCGGTTGCATTAGTGTAATCACCCACATCTTGAATTCTTTTTATATAATAAATATGCATATCTTTAGATGCATTTGTAGAATCTGGTGTTGGATAAACATGTATTCTAACTTTATCAATAAATCTCTCCACCCAATATTGATTAGGTGTGCCTTTTGATAATTTGTTAGAAAAACCTGCATAAGTAGATCTATCTACTTTAGTCATCGGTGAATCTGATTGTGTTGTTTGAGTTCTATTTGATCTTAATTGTGCTTCAAGAACATCAGATATTCCATAAACATTTGCTGGTGTAGAAACAGCACTTGTGCCATCATCACTTGATCTAAAAAAATCATAATCTGATTGACCCTCAATTAAATCAATGTTGAGATCTGCTATTTCCCAATAGTGAATACCTCTATTACCCCATTCTTGAAACAGAATATTAAGAGATCGTCTTGCAGATTTAAGTTGATAACCTGCAACATTTTGCAATCCAATACGTTCAAAAGCGTCTTCTACTATTTCATCAATAGCAAAAGTTTTATCGAACGTTGCTGTTCCCGAAGTAGTATTAGCCATTTACTATCCTCTTGTAATTGTCATGGTAACACTTCCGTCTGTACCAGATGTTTGTGTTAATGTTGCACAAACTCCAGTTTTAAACAAAATACCAGAACCAGGTATATAAACTTCTAATCCTTCTGTTTCAAATTTATAAGTAGCTTTTAAATTACCACTTGCCGCAGCAGTTGCATCATCTGTATCATGTAAAAGTAAAACAGAACCAGCTTCTCCTCTTCCTTGAATAGAAGTAACTCTAGTTCTTGAACTTCTTATAATTGAAGCAGCTCCAGTTGTTTTGTTCAACGTATGTTGATCTGAGTCCATATTATTCTCCTTAAAATTAAGATGTGGGGCCGAAGCCCCACATTAATTATTTATTACGCTGCCCAAGCAAACGCGCCTTTAACTGCTAAAGGATCTTTAGCTGAGTCAAGACCTACATGCCACAAACCTTTTGTTGTGCAAGAAAAGTATAAAATACTTCCTATTGTAAAAAAGTTTGTAGTTGCGTTAGCTGCAGTGAAAACTAACTGACCTTCGCCTGCTGTTGATGTATCGTAAGATACATTATCAGCTGCTCTAGTTTCAATTAAACTACCTGTAACCCATGCATCTGTTCCATCTGCATTGATAGTTAATGTGTTAGTGCCTCCAGTTGTGTCAACTCTTTGAACGTAAGCTACTCTTGTTCCTACTGTAGCTGCTGGTAAATTCATAGAACAAGCTGCTGCTCCTGTAAAGTTTACCGTGCTAACTTGGTTTGCTGGTAAAGAAACTCCTGAACCTGCAGAAACTGCAGCATGAGTCATACCAACAAAATCAAACTTAACGTTTAAGTGGTTAGTTGTAAATGCACCTGTTGTTGCATTTTTTGTTACATGTTGGAATCCCGCTTCCGATCGGACCGGTCCCGAAAATGTAGTATTTGCCATAATTATATCCTCCTAGTTTCCGAACGTAATCTCTAGGCCGTCGACTATACTCGTTTACGTTCTAATTA